CCCACAGCTCTTCTACGATTTACTGTTGGAGTGTATGGTACTTCTTCAATTTCTATTAAGAATCCAGCATATATAACTTGATTGATTGTATCATCTGCTTGGGTTTGTTGAACAGCTATAGATACTAAATCATCTGATATTGGTGTTAAATCATTTGCTAAATCAGGAGTACATTGTTTTAATTTAATATCTAAAGCTGATAATATTCCTACTATCTGTTGTATATATAGGTTCACTAATGATATTGCAACTGATGCAGATGCTATTGAACTGGCAATTTTAGGTAAACGTGGTGTGCCATCTTTTTCAAATAATGATTTATTTATTATAGTTTCTAAATCACTTAATGTCGAAGTAATAACACCAGGAACACCAGGAGGGCTAGGTATAGCTTTAACAGCCAATGATGTTGCTGTTTTTGTAGTTTTTAAAGTATCTATAACTGTTTGACTTATACTAAGAAATGTATTTAATCCAGTTGTTGCTAATGTAAGTGTATTTAATTGTTTACCAACAATATTTAAAGATGTTACTAAATTATTTCGAGTAGTAATAAGTATTTTAATAGTAGGATTATTTGAATTTGGACAACCATTAGCAAATACTGTTTTTAATACTGGAGGTATTTGATTAGGCAATTCATTAAATGTAAATGATCCTAAATTTGTTAATTGAGATCGTAAATTATCTTCAATAGCTTGTGTAGTAGTAGGTATCGCTTCTTTTTTAGCAGTTAATGTGCCTATCTGTGTATCTAACCCTGTAGCTCCACCCTTTCGTTTAGTATCTAAAGTATTAATTTGATCTTGGATTTTTTGTTGCTCAGTAGTTGCTTTTTCTTTTGTTTTTGTTATCTCATTTTCTATTATTTGAGTAATAAATTGTTTAACAATATCAATAGCAATAGGCATCAATTGTATTAATATTTTTTTACCTAGAGCTGTTATAACTCCACTCAATCTAGCACTACCTTTAGCTTTTAATAATCCTGGAGTTGCTTTTTCTATAGCTGGTAAATTAACATCTGGTATTTTATTAATGTCACTTTTAATTTGTTCTGCTTCTTTTTTACTTGCATTTTCTACATCTAATGGAGTCGGTATTTTTTCGCCAGTACTACCTGAGGGAGGAGTAGGGATAGGAGGAGATATAACTTCAGTAATAGCAAATGATACATCTCTATTTTTACCTTCAAAAGTACGACGGATTGTAATTATCATTTCCTTTGCTAATGCTTCATAACCTACATCAGATATCTCAGCCCATTCATTTGTAAGAGTTATACCTGCTAATCCATCAGGAGCAGATGTAGGAAAAGTTGTTGTTGCTTTTGCTCTAGATCCTTGTGTAATAAAAGTAATTTCTTGTCTGTAATTTCTTTCATTTTCAGACGTAGGATTTGTTATACTAATTATGTAAATAGGTGTAGCCATTATACTGTTTTTACACGATTTGATTTAATACCCTCTAAATTAGTTTTTAATCCAGATAATGTTGTAACTAAGTCAGATGCTACTTTATTTAATGGAGCTAAAGGAGCACCAGGAGATACACCCACTTGTTTACTACACGCCGTCATAAAAGATTGTAAATTAATTATTAATTTCTCTAATAATTTAACTGTTGTATCTCCTTTTAATACTGGTTCTGTAGCATCTTTACCTCCTAAATAAACATTAGTTGATTGTATTATAGTATTTGGAGCGTCAATATTAATAGATGAGACTGCATTTAGATTAATAGATTTTTTAGAACTTAATAATATATGATCCTGAGTAGTGTTAAATATTAATCGTCCTGAATTTAGGATGATTTGTGGATTACCTTTGTATTCTTTAGGGTTAGTAGGTGGATCTGTTTTATAACTTACATAACTAGTACTTGATGTTTCTAATGGTATTTTTTGAGTACTAGTACTATATATTGAAGATAAATCTCTGTTTATATCTTCAGTAATAGGTATCCACCCCTCCTCACTAGATGATAGTGGTTGACCATTACGTAATATTGTTATTGGATCCCCATTAATACCAAATGATGACCAATCATTTCGTTCACCTCCTCTTCTAACAGTTGAACCAAAACGTATACTATTACCCCATCTTCCTTCTTGTATAAAATCTCCTTCAAATGGAAGTAAAGGATGAATATTTGGACGTTCTAAAAATGTTTGTCCTAAATATATTTCAGTACCCTCTTTATCAGTAACCTGCCTAACAACACTACCAGCTTCAGTTTTAGGATAATCTTTCACTTGTGAAGGTGGAGCAACATTTGGATTTTCAGGATATGCGTTATGATGTGGATGATTCCATAATGAAACAACATTAACATAATAAGAACGAACCGCATTCCATGTTAATCCAATTCCTGTACTAGGTAATGTAATTAAAAATACTACTTCATTTATTAAAGGATAATTTTTAATATTAGGTTGTAATGGATAAGCTACTGATAGTTTATTTGAAGGGCCAGAAGGATTAAATACATATTCAAATTCTATAGCTCCTAATGAATTCCATTCACCTAAATCTTTAAATTTTGGATGATTCTCGTTAAGTATTATACTTTTAACACGAACTGGAATAAGTTGAGGTTGAGAAATAGTACCCTGACCTCGAGTAGATTGGTTATTGATAAATGTATTTAATCCGTATCCCATTAGTTATTTTCTGTGTGAATTTTTTGTATTTCTGTTAATAATTGAGCTTTTTCTTCTTCAGATATACCATAATCACTAGCGTCAACTGATGATGAGTTTAATATTCTTTGAATAATAGTAGACATTTTGATAAGTTGTTCATCGTTTTTTACACCTATTTCCATGTATTCTTTAATTAATGGTACTATTAAAGTAGCATCACCTATATCATTAATCAATGGTTTTAATTCAGATATTAAAGCAGATATTTGTTTTTCTTTCTTCTTTTGATTATCGTATATCTCTTCTAAAATATCGCTAAATTTTTTCTTACTAAATATTATATTATCTAATGCACTCATGTGTATAAATTTATTATAAATATGTAACTTAAAAATTTGTATATCCCTCTTCCAAATAAAATAAATATTTTTTCTTAAAAATACTATATAATTTATCTGCTACTTTAGTAATTTTTGATGTTTTTACATCAATAATCTCACGGATATATATGTAAAGTGCTTTTTTATTAAATATATCTAAACTATTTCGTTTGCGGAATAGTTCCAAAATAGCATCAGCTGTTTGAGCTTCAATATCTTTAGGGAACAATTCAAATATATTATTTGTACAATACTCAACATATTTATCTATAAAAAATGATAAATTAGTACTAATCACAGATAATTTTACATCATCTAATTGATATGAAAATTTTTCATCTTCTTCAATAGAAGCTATAGGTACTTTCTCTACTTGTTTTTTATAGTTATTTTGATTAGATAATATTAAATAACGTTTAGCTATAGTTCCAAAGTAAGAAAACGCCTTAGTACCTTTACTTTGATCATATAAATGAATTTTACTGAGTAGGAATATAATAACTTCATGTTGAAGGTCAGTAATATTATCTACTTCAGTATAGTAGAATTTAAACGTGTGTATTATATTTTCAGTTAATTTGAAAAAAGCAGGATGAATTCGTTCATTATATATTTTATTACGCTCCTCTTCATCAGTACTCGCCACATATTCTACAATAGCGTTTTCTGTGTCTTGTGTAAAATAAACATTAGACTTTTTCTTTTTCTTCTTTACTACAACTTCTTCTACCATTATATGTTTTTAATATTAAATTTATTCAATACTTCTTGTATTGATAATAATTGCTCAAAGAAGAAACCTACCTCATCATCACTTTTAAATGAACCTTTAGAATCTACTTCTTTAAGTCTTTTATCAGAATGTTCTATGATATCTGTTATTTTATTTAAATAAGACATATATCCACCTAAAATTTTAGATTGGTTTTCAACCATGTCTTCTAATTTTTCATTCTTGCGTAATAAATTAAAAGTAGTGTAACTTAAAATTAAAATTAACGCGATTAAAACGTATGTTAGTACCATTATATATTATTTAATAAGTTTTTAAGACCTTCAGATTTCATATTTCCTAAAACCTTAGTTTTAGCATTTTTAGTATTTGGTTTATTTGAATTATTTGAACCTAATGAGAAATTAGTTTTTACATCTTTTGTTTCTCCTTTAAATTTAGGGAACCATTCACGTTCAAATTCTATTTTAGCAGCCAATAAATCAGCCTGGTGTACGATATGTACTAATGCTGTTCTAACTTTAGTTTCTGGAGCCCATGACATGAGATATGGTTTATTTGAGTCATCATATAACCCGTCATGTAATTTAATAGCTAACCATTCATTTTTAGTATAGTTAATCCCATGTGAATTTAATAAAAATAAACCTCTATCTGGAACGGACATAAATTCAAGTTTATTATTAAATGTATAATCTTCACCTAATTTATCTTTACGCCATTGGTCTGTTTGAGGAATATATGACTCATTATTTTCATCTCCCATTTTACCTAAATCATGATTCATAGCTGAGAATACTAATTCTTCAACAGTGTAATTTTGTTCTGCTCCAAATTCTACCCATATTGAGTTAATTTTAAGTGCGGCTTCAATAACACGATTAACATGTTCAATATATCCTCCTGGAAATGCGTTATGGTATTCTTTCTTATGGGCGGCTGGCATTATGATAATTCGTTCCGAATATTGTTCATAAAATGCTTTTAATTTAGATGCCCTAGGTTCTGAGATATATGTATCTATATAACCTATAAATTTAATCCAGTTCTCTTGGATTTGTTCTGCTGTTAATTTCATAACTTTTATTTTTATTTATTGATAAGATGAGTTTATTTCATTTGCTGATCTAGGTTCATATTCAATGAATGCCTTAATTTCATCAACTAATTCTTTTAGTTCGGCTGTAGTTTGTAAAAACATTTCACCATCACCTCCTCTTTTAACTAAGAAATCTAGTTTACCTAAACCCGATTCCACTTTTTCTAATTTTCGTCTAATTATTTCACGATTTACCATATATTGTATTTTAAATTTTATATTAAATGTTCCATTCTCTCCCCTCTTATCTCACCTCATTTCCTATCCTCTCTCTTATTATCCTAATTCCCTTAAATCCGTAATTAGAAAATACGATTTATTTTTTATGCCTCCAAATTTTCCTGGGAGAGCTTTAAAATTTCTTTTATAACCGCACATTTTTCATACTCTTCATATTTGATAAAAAAGTTCATGGCTGAGGTTAAGTTATTGACTAGGTAACTTTGCTTAAATTTAATCAGCAAAGCATTTCTATGATCATCATTATTTAAATCCAGCATTTCTATAAATGAATAGGCCCGACTATAAATAATAATATCACCTGCCTCTATCAATAATCCAGGGTCATAATGTTCATCATGTTTAAACATTAATTCAAGCTGGTGGTTGAATATATTATTATTTTGTATCAATTTTTCAAACATACTAATCCAAAACAACGGAGTCTCATATAATTCAATAACAGCGTTGTCATTTTCAGATAATGGCTTATCTCCGTTTTTATGATCGAATAATGCGAATAATTTATCTACATCCATATCTATAAATATATATTAAAAAAAAGCACCAACGGTTATGTTGGTGCCCTAAATTGTTTAAAAAAATCTACTAATCAGCGCAACAGCTAGTATCAGCTTCAACAACGTGTGTTGTATCAGTATTATCAACACAAGTTGAATCAATTACTGTTTCTGTAGAAACGGTAGTGTTTGTCTCTTCAGAGTTACAAGAAACTGCGAACATGGTAGCGATTGCAATCGCTGTAAAAATTGTTTTTTTCATTTTGTTTGTTTTTATTTATTAATTAATATTTACTAATTTTGGGCAATTAAGGCTTATAGTAGGTGGTACATTTTCTACCATTTAACCTATTCGTGAGTAC